AGCTATGGTATGATGTTAATACAGAAACAACAGAAGAACAACTACCACCAAGTACACGTATTAAATTTCTATATGGATATATTCTTGAAGAACTTCTACTACTCTGTGCATCCATAGCAGGTCACACAGTAGAGGAGCAACAGAAGGAAGTTACAGTAGAAGGAGTACTGGGTCATCAGGATGCAGTTATTGATGGGGTTTTGGTTGATTGTAAGTCTGCTTCTGGATTTAGCTTTAAAAAGTTTGAGTCTAATACAATAGCTGACGACGATCCTTTTGGATACATAGCACAGATATCTGCCTATGCTCAAGCCAATGGTATAGCTGAAGCAGCCTTTCTTGTTATAGATAAATCTACTGGTAAGATTTGTTTAGCGCCCGTACATTCTATGGAGATGGTCAATGCAAGTAGCAGGATTAAACACCTTAAAGAAGTTGTTAAAGGAAGTGGCGTACCTTCTAGGTGCTATGCTGCTGTTCCTGATGGGAAGTCTGGTAACCTTAAGCTTGCTGTTGGTTGTGTTTATTGTAGACACAAAGGTGTGTGCTGGTCTGATGCTAATCAGGGTAAGGGAATACGCACGTTCAAGTATTCAAACGGCACAAGGGACTTGGTTCAAGTGGCGAAGACACCTGACGTTGAAGAAGTAACAGCTTGAAATGCACTGGAAGTATCCTAGTAAGCCTGATCCCAAGAAACACTTTGGGTTTGTATATCTTATTACAAATAAGAAAACAGGTAAGGCTTACGTAGGCTGTAAACAGTACTGGCATCCAGTAAAGAGAAAGAAGGGTAGTGTCAAAGCAACCAAGAAAGAATCTAATTGGCTTATCTATATGGGTTCTTCTAAGCCTTTGTTAGAAGACATTGAAAAGATAGGTAAGAAGAACTTTAAGTTTGAGATAATAGCAGAGTTTAAAAATAAAAGAAGCCTGAAATATTATGAGCTATACTACCAGATGAAATATAATGTATTGTCTTCTACCTTAGAGGGTACAGATGAGCCAGCATATTATAATAAGTATGTAGGTGGTAAGTTCTATAGGCCAGTACAAGAGTTTGAAAATGAACCCACACGATTTAGATAACGCTCTAAAAATACAGTCTAAAACTTTTACAAACTCAGAGAATATTTTATTTCTATCAGTAATATATCAGGCACTTCTGGATATCACTGAGTCTGAAGTAGAAGATCAAGTTACTAGTATTACAGCTATACGTAGAGAAGCTACTAACTGGTTCTTTGCTTCGATAGGAGTAACGAGTGAGAACTTTGAGTTTGTGTGTGACTACGCTGGTCTTAAACCTTCAAGAGTTAGAGAGTTTGCAGCGTATGTTGTTAACTCTGATACTAAAGACGAAGCTAGAAAAAAATTAAACCTTATATGGAAAGGCACTAAAGATGTATAAACATTTAGATGAAGTAAACATGACGTACTTACAACACTTTATATTCTCTTTACAACTTGCTGTTGAGAACATTGTAAATGCTGTTGTGCTTGTGATACATGCTATATTCCCCTGTTTTTTTACAACCTACTTCTCAGAGTGGATTGAGAGTTGTAGTATAAGGCTTAAACGCCTAAAGAAATAGATTAAATTTAGTATTAAAAAGGAAAGAGGATGAATGACCAACCAGCTGAAGGTAGAGAGAATTATATTTTAAGAAGGATGAAAGAGGATAGAGAGCAGGTTGAAAAAATAGTAGAGCATCAGAACAAAGCATTAGATAAACAAGTCGGAGGCAGTCACTATAAGGATTGTAAGATACAGCCCGTAGAGTATATCTATTCTAACGGGCTTGACTTCCTTGAAGGTAATGTGGTTAAGTATATTACCAGACACAGGACAAAGGGTGATGGTGAATCTGATATACGTAAAGTAATTCACTACGCACAAATGATATTACAGATGGAATATAACAAAGGAGAATGAGTAGTGCCTCAAATGACCCACCTTGGCATTGAGATTAATCCAGCACAAGATAATTTATTTGATGAGCTTGGTATTGCTAGGCTCAAAGAATCTTATATGATGGATAACGAGCTATCACCACAAGAAAGATTTGCTTTTGTATCAAAGACATTCTCTTCAAACAAAGAACATGCACAGAGATTGTATGACTATGCCTCGAAGCACTGGCTGTCTTACTCTACTCCTATCCTATCTTATGGGAGGTCCAAGCGTGGGCTACCCATCTCGTGTTACCTTAACTACATTGATGACACTGCTGAAGGGTTAGTAAACAATCTATCAGAGACTAACTGGCTGTCCATGTATGGTGGTGGTGTTGGTATTGGCTTTGGCATACGTTCTGCTGATGACAAGTCAACAGGTATGATGCCACATCTAAAGATGTATGACGCCTCTAGCCTAGCCTACCGTCAGGGACGTACACGTAGGGGTAGCTATGCTGCCTACCTAGACATTGATCACCCTGATATTATCTTGTTCTTGGAAATGCGTAAGCCTACTGGTGATCAAAACTTTAGATGCCTGAACCTCCATCATGGTATTAATATCAGCAATAAGTTTATGCAGCTTGTTGAAGATTGTATGACTGATCCCAACGTAGATGATAGCTGGAACTTACATGAGCCACATACAAAAGAAATTAAAGAGACTGTCTCAGCAAGGGATATGTGGCAACGTATCTTGGAGATGCGTATGCAAACAGGCGAGCCATACCTACACTTCATTGATACATCCAATGAGAAGATGCCGGTGTGGTTGAAGCAGCTTGGCTTGAAGATCAATCAATCTAATCTATGTTCAGAGATTATACTACCAACTAATAAAGATCGTACTGCTGTATGCTGCTTGTCTTCTCTTAACTTAGAATACTTTGATGAGTGGTCTAAAGATAAAGGTTTTCTTAAAGACGTACTGGAGATGTTGGATAATACTTTGAGTAAGTTTATTACAGATGCTCCTGATAGTATTAGCCGTGCTAAATATTCAGCCATGCGTGAGCGTAGTATAGGTGTTGGAGCCTTGGGTTTTCATGCTTACCTACAGAAGAAGGGAATGGTATTTGAGTCTGCCGTGGCTAAGTCTTCTAACATGAGAATGTTTAGACATATTAGATCAGGTCTTGACTCAGCTAATCTTGAGCTTGGGCGTGAGAGAGGTGAAGCTCCTGATGCCCAAGGTACAGGACTAAGGTGTAGTCATGTCATGGCTATTGCACCTAATGCTTCTTCCTCTATTATCATGGGTAATACTTCTCCATCTATTGAACCGTGGAGAGCTAACGCATACAGACAGGATACCTTGAGTGGTTCTTTTCTAAACAAGAATAAGTTCTTAGATAAGCTTATTAAAGACAAGTGTGAAAAGAATACTAACTTAAACTATGATCGTATCTGGTCTTCGATCATTGCTAATGATGGTTCGGTGCAGCATCTACGCTGCTTGGATGATCAAGAGAAAGAGATATACAAGACTGCTATGGAGATTGATCAGCGGTGGGTGATTGAACATGCTGCTGATAGGCAGGAGTATATTGATCAGTCTCAGTCACTCAATGTTTTCTTTAGGCCAGATGCAAACATCACCTACCTACATGCTGTACACTTCATGGCATGGAAGAAGGGAGTCAAGACTATGTACTACTGCCGCTCTGAAAAGATTGGTAAGGCTGACAAGGTATCACGTAAGATTGAACGGGAAATTATACAAGAGATTGATATGGAAGCACTTGCTTCTGGTGATGAGTGCTTGGCCTGTGAGGGTTAGTATGATATACAAGTGGTACTGCCACCTAAGATCAGAAGGATACGGAATTTTCACTAGCTTATCTGCTGCTATGTGGAATAGTGCAGGTTCCTTTGATCACGTAGAAGGTATACCAAGGAAATGGAAAGACAACAGAGGAAAGAGGCCATACTATGACCAGTAAATTAAAGCTTCAAGATAAACGTGACTACTTCAAACCGTTTCACTACCCTTGGGCCTATGACATGTGGTTAAAACATGAGCAGTCTCACTGGCTGCACACTGAAGTACCCATGATGGAAGACATTAAAGACTGGAAGAATACCCTCTCTACTGAAGAGAAGTATTTCTTAACTAATATCTTTAGGTTCTTTACTCAGTCTGACATTGATGTTGCTGGTGGGTACATAGATAACTACCTACCTAACTTCCCACAGCCTGAAGTACGTATGATGTTGTCAGGCTTTGCTGCTCGTGAAGCACTACACATTGCAGCCTACTCACACTTGATTGAGTCACTGGGTATGCCTGACTCTACATACAATGAGTTCTTGGAGTATGATGCCATGCGTGAGAAGCATGAGTACTTCATGGCTAATGTAAACAATAAGAAAATATCCCTGCCTATTAAGATTGCTGCTATCTCTGCCTTCACTGAAGGGTTGGCACTGTTCTCTAGCTTTATTATGCTGCTCAACTTCCCACGACACGGTAAGATGAAGGGCATGGGACAGATTGTAACGTGGTCTATTGTAGATGAGACACAACACGCAGAGGGTATGATCCAACTCTTTAGAACTTACATCGAAGAGAACCGTAAAGAGTGGAACGATGAAACCAAGTCAGCTATCTATAGCATTGCAGAGACTATGGTTGACCTAGAAGATAAGTTTGTTGACCTATCATTTAAGATGGGTAAGGTAGAAGGTCTTAGGGATACTGAGGTAAAGGAATACATCAGGTACATTGCAGACCGTAGGCTTATCTCTATGGGTATGAAGGGTATCTTCAAGGTCAAACGTAATCCTCTGCCTTGGGTAGAGACTATGATTAATGCACCTACTCATACTAACTTCTTTGAGAACCACTCTACTGATTATGCAAAGGGTGCATTGAGTGGTAGCTGGTCAGAAGTATGGGCAGAAAGTGCTTGACAGATAAACAAATATAGTGTATAAGGATAATGATTATGGAACTTACTTCTGAAATAGCTAGAGAATTATTAACTTACAATCCTGATACTGGTAAACTCTTCTGGAAAGAAAGATCAGCAAAATATTTTAAGAACCCTACCCATAGAAAGTCTTTTAATAATCAATGGGCTGGTAAAGAAGCACTTACAGCCATTTCTCTTAGAAAATCTGGACATATATCTAGATTAGATGGGTATGTGTTAAACAAAAGTTATTCCACACATCGTATAGCATGGCTAATGTATTATGGTGAGTGGCCTAAAAATCAAATAGATCATATAAATCAAGACCCTACAGATAATAGAATAAAAAATCTTAGGGATGTAACTAACGCTGAAAACCATAAAAATCAAACCTTACGCAGCACCAATACATCTGGTTATGTAGGGGTGTCTTTTTATAAATCAAGAAATAAATATTCAGCTGAAGCACTTGTAAACGGGGTAAAGAAATGGCTAGGATATTATGACACTGTTGAAGAAGCAGCAGCAGTCAGAGCAGTAGCAAGTATTAATTATAATTTTCACCCTAATCATGGGAATGAAAAAAAAAGGAATATAGATGAAGAAATCACCCAACACTGTATACATAGGATACGATCCTAAAGAGAATACAGCCTATGAAGTTTTAAAGTTTACCATTGAACGCATAGCCGTAGATAATGTACGTGTTGTACCTATCCGGCGTGATGTAGTAGAGCGAATGGGTATGTACACCAGAGAGTTTGATGTAGTTGATGGACAAACTATTGATAAGATTGATGGCAAGCCCTTCTCAAGTGAGTTTAGTTTCACTCGCTTCTTGGTACCAGCCATGAACATGTATGAAGGCTGGGCCTTGTACATGGACTCTGACATGTACCTACGTACTGACATCAATGAAATCTTTGAAGAGTATAACTCAGATTACTACCCTCTGTACTGTGTTAAACATAAGTATGCACCGGGTGATGGTGTTAAAATGGATGGACGTAAGCAAGAGAACTACCGCCGTAAGAATTGGTCTAGCCTAATGCTCTTTAACTGTGGTCATAATCTCAATAAGAAGCTTACTCCTGAACTTGTAAACACACAGACTGGTGGATACCTGCACGGCTTTGAGTGGTTGCCTGATAAAGATTCTGATATCGGTAGCATCCATGAAGAATGGAACTGGTTGGACAATCATTCTCCAGAAGACATGGATGCCAAGAACGTACACTTTACAACAGGTGGGCCTTGGTTTAAAGATTGGAAGTGTGGCCGAACTATTGACGGTAAGTATGCATCCGAATGGAATGGGGATTATACATACCTAGCAGGGCGAGGCAAAGTAAAGCCAATGGATATGTATAATGAAGTATAAGTTTGTAACATGTTTCAATGAAGACTACCTACAGAAGATGTCCTCGCATCTTCTTAGGTTGATGACTACCTCATGGGAATCATCTATAGAGATTCATTGCTATTACTATGATGTAGATATTAAAAAACATTCTCTTCCTAAGGCTGACAACATCTTCTACCATAACCTAGAAGAGATGGAAGAATACAATGAGTGTATGGAAGCCAATAAAAAACACAACGGTACTGAAGGAGGAGCAGTACAGTA